ACGCGCTTGCCGTCCTCGTCATGGGTGCCGTGTTCGACGTAGTCGCTAGGCGGGCACAAACTGCATGCGACACGTGCACACATTAGATGCGACGCGCACGCATTGCATGCGACAAGCCTAGCCTGTGGATAAGTCCTTTCTGTAGGTGCCTGGTAGCTGCCGTCCGAGCACCTCTGACTCGAAACCCAGCCTGCAATGGTCGCGCTCTATCGGCCAGAACAACAGGTCTATCAGCGGGCGTAGAAAGCGCCCGGCAAGCTTGCCTTGCTGCTCCATGCGGTACGCGGCGGCACTGATGGTTTCATCCGGCATGCCATTGCCAAGAGTCAGCACGACCCACAGCAGTTGGTCGATGGCGATGGCGAGGTTGAGCAGGCGTTGGCGCATGGTCACGCCGCCTCCACCTCGTCCAGCGTCTGCGCCGCGTCCACAGCCGCTTTACGCGCCCAGCTTTGGGAATATGCGGCCTGCGTCTGTGCGGCGATCGCGCCTGCGATTGCCATCAGGTCGGCGATGGAGGTGATCGACATGTTGTCGTTGTTGTAGTCACGCCACACAGGAGGCAGCGGACCGCCCGCCTGCGCAATGGTGATCGCGGATGCGAGTAGCCCTTGGCTGCGATTGTCGGCGTCCCAGGTGCGCCCCAGCGCCTGCACCGGCTGCTCGCACTGCGCGTCGCGCTCGGCTTCGATGCGGGCCTTTTTTTCGGCCTTGGCAGCAGCAAGCAGCGCTTGCGGGTGCGGATCAAGCTGCGCACTGCCGAGGTGCTCGCAGTCGGCCAGATTACACGCGGGTACTTCCTGCGGCTCGCCAAAAGCGGCGACCGAGATAAAGACACCGCTTGGTCGATATTCCGTCGGTACGCGCCAGACTTCGACCGTGGCGGGTTTGTCTAGTTGCGGCAGCGGGTGCTGCACGCCGTCGAGGATGAGGGTGTGATTTTCGATGGTCAGCATGGTGGTCTCCTTGATCACACCTTCGCGAGGCGGGCACCGATCGCGCTGAGCGCGTACGACGGGCCGTAGGGCACGTTCGCACAGAACAGCCCGGCTACCGAGTCGTCGCTCCAGATGCCGCCGTGATACCAGATTCGGTCCGAAACATCGGAAGTCGAATACCAGTAGTCGCCAGTCGAGCCGTTGCTGGCCGTGCCGTCAACTGTAGCGGCGACGATGATGCCGTCTGCCAGCAAAGCCGTGTTGAATGTGACCAGGTAACTGCCGCCATTGACCACGGATTGACTGGTATTGATGTAACCCGTTGAGAAGTCGCTCGTCGTCGTACTGCCTGGCACGTTGTATTGCCAACGGTACCAGTTGCCGCTGAGGGTCTTGATCCCGTCAACCATTTGCCAGACGTTGCCCCACAGGCCCACAATCCCGCGCCACGTGGCTTGGGCGACATCGGCTGCATCGACGTTGGCGGCAGATGACTGGTTGACACGGCCCTGGCCGATGAGGGACTGCATGTCCAGCCCGCCCATTTCGATAGTGGCCAGCATCTGGATGGCGGACAGATCGTAAATCGACCACAGCCGAAAGCCCGTGACGCCGCCGGTGTTGCGCGCATACGCCCGGGCGCGCGCGGTCGGAAAGTCCATGCTCACCATGGGCAGCACGCCCGCGATGGACTGGGCCTTGCTGCTTCCGTCGTAGGATGCTTGGTATTTGCCAACCCAGATTTGGTCGAGCTCGACGCCGCTTGCGCCGAGGAAGGCCGGATGCACGGTAAATCCCGATACCGGCTGGTCAGAGATCATCCAGTAGGCTTTTCCTGCGTAGGTGCCAGACGGCACCGTGCCCGCCTTGAAGTAGAACTTCGGAATCTTGACCATCTGCTGGCCGTCGATCACCTGCGTGACGATGCCTGCATAGGTCGGGTGGTTGTTGAACCAGGCCGCATCGCGGGTGACGGCGGTGAAGTTTTCATCGATGCGCTGGTAGGTGCCCGCACCGCCACCCGTGGCCACTTGCACCAGGCCGATGATGGAGGCGAACTGCTGCTTGGTGGTCACCGTCACATCGGCAGACCACTCCGACCAGCCGAGGCTTGCGCCTTTGTGCCGCACGCGCAGCACGTATTGCGTCTGCCCAGCTTGCAGCACGCCAGCGGGCACGATGTATTGCGTCTTGGCCGTGGTGGTCTCGCCCGAGTCATGTAATGGGTTTGACCAAGTGCCAGAGGCAAGGCGGATTTGCCATTGGCTGGCGGCGTGAGTGTCGGATCCGCCGGTGACGGCAAAGGCCGAGCTGTAGAGCGTTGGCTGCTCTGGGATGTTGGTCTGGCCGTTGGTGGGGCTAGTGATGGACGGCGTATTGACGTAGGCGAAGCTTGCTTTGGTGGTGAAACTCGATGTCGCACCCCATGCCGAGGTGAGGCCGGAGACATCGCGCACGCGGGCGCGCACGTAGTAGGTGGTGTTGGTTTGCAAGATGCCCGCCGGGACGGTCGCGGACTGGGCATTGATCCAGCTGCTGTCCCAGATGACCGTGGCGAAGGTATTGCTGGTGGCGATCTGGAACTGCGCGGCGTCGAAAGCATTGCCGACCGGCGAGCTGTAGCCAGCGATCGAGACGGTAGGCGTCTCGCCGATGTTGGTCGCGCCGTTGGTCGGGTTGCCGATGGCAGGCGCATTCGGGGCGCTGGCCGGGTTGGGCACGCCGCCAAGTGCGGTGGGGCTGCCCAGCGCGACGAGGTGCAGGATGACGGTGTCCATGTCTTCCACCACCAGACGCAAGAAGCCTTCGCCGCGCATGGGCACGATGTATTCGTAGTCTGCGAACCCATCCGGCACGCCGTTGGAGGCATCCGGCGCGCCCACTCTTTTGACCGACCACTGGCGCTCGCTCCAGGTCGTCGAGGTGATGCTGTCGCGGTAATAGAGCCGCACGTTCGCGCCGTCGTGCGCGCGGCGGATGACCACGGCGCGGGAGGTGTTGTCGTCGCCCAGGTTGATGGCCTTGGAGATCCAGCGGCTGCCGACGGGCGCATTGACGCCGCCAGCAGTGCGCGGCGTGAAGGTCTGACCGGTGAGGACAGCGGCGTTGCTGTAGTTGCGCGTGAGGTTGGCTGTGAGCCGCAGCCGGGTGGCCGAGAGGATGGCCGCGACGCGAACCATCGCGACGTCGTTGCCCTCGACCAGCCAGTAGTCATGGCCGACGCGGAAGGGCGTGGTATCCACCACATCGATGGAATCGTCGCCCATCACGCCGTTGGTCACCTGGACCGGCGCGATGTTGCGCAGCCGGTAGCCATCGGCGAAGAGCTCAAAGGCAATGCGCCGGTTGCGATAGAGCCAGTCGAGCTCGACGGCTTTCTGGACCGAAACGGGGCTGGCCATGCCGGTCAGCGTGTCGCCGATCAGGCCGAGGCTCGTCATGATGTCGTTGATAGCCGCGCCCAGGTTGGGGCGGCCCGCGCGCGCGCCGGAAACTTCGGTCTCAAGCGACGTGGCGCGCCCGTCCAGGTTGGCGAAGTTGGCGTCGATCTCGGCGTAGCGGGTATTCCAGAGGCTGGGGACGGCCTCCGGCTCGGTGTTTGGGATCGGGGTGATGGTGCTGTGCGGCAGGGGCATGATTGACTCCTATTCAGAATCGCAGGGTCAGCTTGATCTCGATGCGCTCATCACTTTCCTTGTGCTTGGGCGCGAAGGTTTTCATGGCGATGAGATTGCCCGCGGTATCGACAAGCGCAGCCTCGGAGACGGTAACGCCAACGAGTTCGGCCTCGTCGATATAGGCCGTGGCCTGCACCTCGGTGGGGCTGATCTGCACGATGGCCGCACACGGCTTGCGCAGCCGCTCATTGAAGAGCGCGGTGCGACTCGCCGGGACGGGCTTGGGGTTTTCGGCGGTGTCGTGGCCGCCGTCGCCAAAGGCCATCTGGGCGACCGCAGGCAGCGACGCGCCACCGGCCATGTGGGTGGCGATGCGGGCGCGGAATGCGTCCAGGGTGACGGCTTCAGACATGAATACTCCTCATCTCGAACAAGGGGGCGCGCGGCTGGCCCAGCCGCCATAGACCCGACAAGCGCAGTCGCGACGGGGTGACGCCATCCGGCGGCAGCGTCTCGCGCCGCCAGGCCCAGGCAGAGCAGGTCTTGCGCACCGCCTGCCAGCCTTGCGCGCGGCGGGCAGCCAGCAGACGGCCCGCGACAGCGCCGCGCCGCTCGCCCACGCGGAAGGAGCCGAAGGCAGCGGGCAGCCGCACCGGATCGCCATCACGCCCGAGACGCCAGGCGCGATTGGGGCAGCCGTGCAGCTGCTCGCCCGGCCATGCGTATGGCAAGCAGAGGCGCTTGTCGAGCCGCAGCCGCTGATCAGACAGCGTGCGCTGCTGTGCGGTGAGACCCAGCCATTCCAGCAGGATGGGATGACGCGACACCGGCGCCCACTCGCGTACCACTTGGCGCAGCAGCGCCAGATCGGCGCTGGCGGCGGTTGCCAGATTGATGCGCACGAAGAAGCTCGCCCAGTGCTGCAATTGCGGCACGGCGGCGAGGCGCTCGATGGGGCGGATGGTGTGCGTGCCGTCGAGACGCCACGAACCATCGACGAGCAGCGGATGGAATGCGGCATAGATGCGGCGCTGGTCGGCAGGCTCGACGATCTCGGCTTCCACGCCGATCTGCGCGAGCGCCCGTCGGATCGCCCACGGCGTGCCCTTGCGGCGGTGGAGCGCAATGGCCTCGCGGATGAGGGCGCGGCGCTCTGCGTCGTCTTCCGCAAAGCGCCAGCCTTCAAGCCCCATGATGTGAAACTGCCGCGCAAGCTCCGGCAGGAAGGCGGCCGGGACGGTCTCGACCAGGTAGGTCAAGAGTCCATCCAGGGGCAGGCGTTCGATGCGCTGCGTTGCTTCGGAGAGCGGCGCGAAGCGCGCATCGAGCGCAATCACATCCGGGGCGAGGCGGTCAGGCATCGGCGTAGCCTCCGACGGTCACGGTCACGCTGGTCGCATGCGCCCAGCCATGCTCTGGAACGGTCGTGTCCGCATTCGGCGCGACAAGATCGACCCGGTGCACCCCATCGACATGCAGCGCGGCAATGATCTGCGTGCGCACGATGTCGGCCCCCAGGCGGCTGCGCATGGTGTCGAGCTGCGCCGTGAGGCTCGCTTCGGCGGCGGAGCGCACGGCGGAAGCGTCAAAGCCCGCGCGGATCGTCAACGCGGCGTTGACCGCGAATGGGTAGTCCGCCGGGTCTTCGACGCTCACTTGATCACAGATGGGACGCGCATCCTCGGCGGACGCGACGGAGAGCACAAGCGCCTTGATTTCGGCGGAAGGCAGGCCGGTTTCGGTCAACGGGTAGAGCACCACCTGCCCAGGCTCGGGAGAGCGCACCGCGCAATCGACGATGGAGGCATGCGCGCGCATGGCGTGGTGCCGGTAGGCCAGGCGCGGCCCGGCGACGCTGAAGGACTCGGGCGCTTCCAGGATGCGCGCGCGCAGCCGGTCGTCACTCTCGCCCGGCAGACGGGCCACGCCAACCAGTTCGCCCAGATAGTCCAGCATGGGCGCACGGGCAAAGCGCACGAGATTCTGCCGCGCGGCGTCGTTGATCGCTGCGCGAATGAGCGTTTCGCGGTAGGCGATGAGGTCGATCAAGAGCCGCTCGATCTGCGCCGGGTAGAGCGTCTTGCCGGTCGCCGTCTCGTAGGCGGCGATGATCTCGGCGGTCACCGCCTGCGGATCGTCAGGGATGATCTTGAGCAGCTCTGTCATCGCGGCCTCACCTCGGCGCTGATTTCGTCGCCGCCCTCGGCGAGCTTGAAATAGACCGTGACGCGGATGGCCGCCTCGTCATCGAGTGCGACCACCACGCGCGTGACTTTGACGCGCGGCTCCCAGCGGCGGATCGCCTCGACCGTCTCGCGCACGATGTGCGGGCGCGCGCGGTCGATCGGGTGGTCGAGATACATCCACACCCGGCTGCCAAACTCGGGCCGCAGCGGGTCGCTGCCCTGCGGGGTGCGGAGGATGATGGCGATCGCCTGGCGGAGGTCGTCCACGCCCTCGACGAAGCCGTCGCGGCCAAGCGCGGGCTGCCAGTGGTGGGTGGACGGGAGCAGGCTCATATCCGCCATGGTCGGCGAGATCGGCTTGGGAAGGTATGTCGAAATGGTTCACCCAG